TTTCATTGGGAGTATTAAGTTTATTCCCGCAGAAAGCATCGCAGTGGTTGCTGGATTAATCACCTTAGTTGTGACTAGTCTCAGTACTATTCTAAGGGGTATCGTGGAAAACGGTATTACTCCTGAAGATAAACCTAAAGAATGATTGATAAAAAAAACAAAGGGTATACGAACAAGGGACCTAGATACTTTGAGAAGTTAGGTTACTTTAAGAAGAAGCTTAAGAACTTCTTTATAAAAGAATCTAAAAGAAAACTTAGTAGGAGAATGAATCATGGAAAGAATTGAAAAAAAACTTAGAGCGAGACTTGCTAGAGCGAAAGGTGGGCACCGTAAGGTCATCCAAAGAAAATTAGATGCTATTACAGTTAATGAATTGGTTGTAGAAACCCCTGTCCCCACTCCCGTAGTTAAGAAGAAAGCAGCCAAGAAGATTAGTCCCAAACCAGGGGCCAAGAAAAAGTAAACCAACGGTAGAGATGGCTCCTACGCTTTTCTGCGGTTTGGGACTTCGCACCTGCTCCCCGCCAGCAATGGTGGGGAGTTTTTTTTACATCTACTAATCCTTTATTTCTAAAGGAAGGTCATTATTTTCGATAAATGCTGCCCTATTCTTGTGCCAGGAGTCTCTTCCTACTAATTCTCCTCTGGAATTGTGCAAAATATTCAAATCAATTACCTTATTAGTGAATCCTTTAAGAAAAGCTTGAGAAGTATAGTGAATATCATAGAAATCCCACTCTCCTTCGAAGTATTTCGGTTTTTTTAAGCCAATTTCATCAATAACTCGGCGTTTCGCTGCTAAAAATAGCCCATCAAGCACAACAACCTCTCCTGGAGGACCATACTGGGTTGTATACTCTTTCCCTTGGGGATCTACATGGATTACAGTCCCTCTATGCTTGCCTCGTTGCCATCTAGTCTGGTCCCACCATACAGAATCAGGTCCTAACTCCATAGTTCCTGCTGGGCCGACAAACCCTACCTCAACAGGGGCTAGAGCCTCTTTTAGCTTTGCGACAAAGACCTCTGGGTTCTCCCTAATCTCAATATCGTCATGACAGAATATTGTTATATCTTCTGGATTTGGATTTATTTTTTCAAAAGCACCTTCATAGGCTAAAAATAGGGACTTTGCGTTAGAGATTATGTACACACCGATATTACAGGCACATAAAAAACTAACTAATTTATTCGTAGTTGAGGAAACCTTATTTCTATCTCTAGTACATATAACAGCGTGTATGTTCATGTACTATAATAAAGCAAGCAAACACAGTTTTTATGGAAAATCAAAGATTATTAGATGAATTTAAGAGATGTTCTGAAAGTCCTCTGTATTTTATCTCCAGTTACATCAAAGTTACGCATCCTGTTCGTGGTCTTGTTCCATTCAAACTATATCCCTTTCAAGAAAGAATTTTAGGAGATTTAGAAGAAAATAGATTTAATATTCTTCGCAAGTTTCGTCAGGCTGGTTGCACGACCATCGCAGCCGCTTACTCCTTATGGATGATTATTTTTCAGAAACATAAGCAAGTTGTTATTCTTTCTAAAGGTGATGCAGAATCAACAGAAGTGCTAGACAGAATTAAGCTTATGTATGATGAGCTTCCCTCCTATTTAAAGCCAGGAATTCAAGAAGATAACAAGCACACGCTTAAACTGATGACAGGCTCTACTATCAAGTCCAGACCATCAGGTAAGCAGTCAGGTAGATCCCTTGCAGGATCCTTACTGATTATTGACGAGGCAGCGTTTATTGATAGCATTGATACCATCTGGGCTGCTGTATACCCTATTATCTCCACAGGAGGTAGGGCCTTTGTTTTGTCTACCGTTAATGGTATCGGCAACTGGTATCATGCGGTTTATCAGAAAGCTTTAACGGGAGATAACTCCTTTAACCCTATTGATATTAGATGGCAGGAGCATCCTGAGTACAAGTACAACGAGAATTATAGCCATCTGTATGACGAGATGGAAAAGAAGGGGTTAGATATTCATAAGTGGGAAGAAACTACTAAGGCAAATATGCCTATGAAGCAGTGGTTGCAGGAGTACGAATGCTCCTTCCTTGGAACAGGTGACACTTACATTGAGGGTGCGGTTCTGAAGCAAATCTCTTCCCAAACAAGTGAGGAATATTCTACTAAGTACAATAACCGAATGCGTGTTTGGCAAGAGCCGAAACCCCACTACACTTATTTAATTTCTTGTGATGCTTCCTTGGGTAGGGATAGGGATTATTCAGCATTTCATGTGATAAATATGTACAATGGACAGCAAGTTGCGGAGTTTTATTCAAATAGAACTCCAATAAATGATTTTGCTAAAATATTATTCAACGAAGGTACGCTATATAATGTAGCGCACATCATATGTGAGCGAAACACTATTGGAAATAACTTAATCGACTGGCTCTATAATATCTATGAGTACGAGAATCTCTGGGCAGATGACAAGGATGATCTCGGATTTCAGGTTACAGCAAAGAATAGAGAAAGCATACTAGCACAACTGGAAGAAGCAATAAGGACTGATTTAATCAAGATTAACTCGACCCGAACTTGTGACGAACTAATGACCTTTATTATAACTGATAGCGGAAAGGTAGCAGCAGAGAGGAATCACCATGATGATCTCGTTATGAGCCTCGCCCTAGCCGTTCACGCTTATAAAAACCTACTAGATACTACTCCTCTTGAGTATATATCTTCTACAGAGAAAGAACAAAACCCACTAATGCCCAGTAAAAGCTATAAGCATAAGTTAAATACCGCCCACGGTGGAATGGAAGAGGAAGATTTTAAATGGCTGATGAAATAGATGATGAACTAAATGAAAGTGGGTATACCACTTTTGGTGGAACCGCTAATAGAGGCGGGGGATTTTATACCCCTACAGGCCCTATAGGTCGTTTCTTTGCTAAATTCTTTGCAACCAAAGCTCAAATCCCTGCACAAAGGGCTATTGACAACGGTAAAGTGCTTCCTGAGACTGGGGACACTGTTATTAGTACTGAGATTATCAAAGATCAAGAGGTTGATGGTGGTCCCGCTATGGGAGGAGTTCAGAGAAATCCGATCCTTCCCCAACTGGAACTTAATAGAAGAAGACGCTACAAAGAGTACGAAGAGATGGATGAGTATCCTGAGATTGGTGCTGCCTTTGATATTTATGCTGATGATACTTGTCAAAAGGGAACTCGCTCAGAGCGATGGACTATCAAATCCGAAAGCGACTTAGTTGTTGATGAAATTAACGAACTTTTTCAAAAAATTAATTTACATAGATTTCTTTGGGACATTATCAGGAACACTGTTAAATATGGAGATTGTTTTACTGAGCTAGTTTTAGATGTTAATAAGCCAGAGGAGGGTATTAAAAAACTTAAAATACTCAATCCTAACTGGATTCTTAGGGTGGAAAATGAGTATGGGTATCTCAAAAAGTTTCTACAGGAGATTCCTAATTTAGAGTCTCTTCAGTACTCTGAGGTCGGTCAGTCTGAATTGTCTAAACCTATTAAATACATTGAGCTTGATAAGCACCAAATTGTTCATTTTAGACTCCATACTTCTGATCCAATCTTCTACCCCTATGGTAAATCTATCGCTGCCATGTGTCATCGCGTGTTCCGCTCTCTTAAGATGATGGAAGATGCTATGATGATCTATAGACTTTCACGGGCTCCCGAAAGACGCATCTTTTATGTTGATACAGGCAATCTTCCCACCAGCAAGGCCGAGATGTTTATTGAGCGTCTGAAGCAAAAGTTTAAGAAGGAGAAGTATTACAATTCTCCTAAGGGAACAGTTGATGCACGATTCAATCCTATGTCTATGGATGAAGATTTCTTCGTTCCGACAAAGAATGGTAGGGGCACTAAGATTGACACACTTCCTGGGGCAACGAACCTGGGAGAGATTGAGGATGTTAGGTATTACCGAGATAAGCTTCTTGCGGCACTGAAGGTTCCTAAAGATTACCTTGTGGAGAAGGACAAATCTCCAGAACGAAAGGCTAACCTTTCCCAGCTTGATGTTAAGTTCGCTAGAACTATCCAAAGAGTTCAGGTTGACATTGAGGCTGGTTTAGAAAGTTTAGCTAAACGCCACTTACAATTACGAGGATACCCTGCTGCTTTAATTAAAAAGCTAAGAATTTCTCTTCCTGAGCCTTCTGATATGTCTGCTAAGAGAAAACTTGATATTGATGAGCAAAAAACCAGAGTTATTCAAGCTGTTCAAGGCTTGGCTCTTTTCTCTAAAGAATCTATTTATAGGGAATTCTACGATATGACAGATGAAGAAATTCGAAGAATGCAGTCTGAACTTGAAGAAGATCAGCAGAAAGATTTAGATTTGCAAGAGAAACAGGCAGAAATAGGGGCTGAAAGTGGTGCTGGGGCTGAAGGTGGTGCTGGTCCTGGTCCTGGGGAGGCTGGGGGGCAAGAACCTGCTGAAAATGTCCCCCCTACAGCCAATGAAAATAAAGTTTCTGAGTTGGAAACTTTGAGAGATTTAGTTCTAGAAGACGACAAAAAAGAAGTAATTTCTAGAATAATTAAAAAACAACAACAAAAAGCATAGATTAAGGCTATAAACTAACATATATAAGTTTAGAGTCTAAAAAAAACGGAGATAAAAATGTTTGCGAAACTATTTGAAGAAAGAGATAAAACTATTACTCACCTTGTTAAACTAGGTGATTGCATAGCCAGATCATTGCGAGAGAATGTCAGCTTGTTTGCTATTGATAGCAATAACTCACAAGTGTCATATCTAACAGAGAGTGGTAAAGTTATTAGTGGAGAGTTCTCCATTGACCAAGATGTAAAACTTGATTCTATCAAGGTTCAGGATTCTTCAGTATTTGAAGATGGTGAACAGCTAGACACCTTTGTTAATGAGAAAATTCACACTTTCATTGAAAGTATTCATTATGGGGAATATTCCTCCGCTGATGAGTCCTTCTCCGATGTGTTATCTCTTTGGGAAAACCGTCTTAAGTTATCAACAGTGCAAGCTAAACTCCATGAGCAATCTAGCAGATTAGCAGATGTTGAAAAGATTGTTGAGTCTTCAGAGTTTCAAAAACTTATTGAGATTTCCCCCCAACTTCAGGAGTTCTTACAAGAAAACTTTGATAGGGTTATTCTGGTTCCTGAAGTTAGAAACGCTATAAACCTTTCTAATTCCGTTTCTCAAGCATTTAATTTTCCAAAATTAACCTTGGAAGAGCTTGAAGAGAGTAAATCATACACTCTTAAGGATGGGGTTACTCCTTCTATTTACGAGATGGTTTGTCGCCAAGAGTTAGTGAAGCGAGAGCTTATTGAATCTAAGAAAAGTTTTGACATGATTTGGGCTGATAATGCCTCTATCCAAAAGCTTGCAGGAATGATTTTTGAGAGTGATGAGGCTATTGTTGAATCTTTGTCCGAGGCTCTTAAAGATATTCCTTATCTTGCTTTAGCTTCTAAGAAGAGCTTATTTAATACTTTTTCTAATTGTCTTTCCCATGCAGATGGTATTGGAGTTTCTGATAAGGATATTCAAGGATTCTCATCTCGCATTTTTGAATACAAGAAAGATGTTAAGGAGGTTTTCATTCAAAATATTAACGAGAAATACGGAGTTAATATTCAGAACCTACAAAACCCTGCATCCTTCAAGAGCTTGGCTAATACTCAGGTAGTAATTTTTGAAGCACTTTCCCGACTATCTCCTAAGGGTTCAGTGCTTAAAGAAGTTCTTTCTGAAATGGCCCAAGGCTTGAAAACAAAATCTGGTG